AAATTAGTTGGAACAATCGGAGGAGCAGTTAACGTAACTATTCCTAATTCAATTGAAAAAACTTTTATAGTTGATAACGCAACTACTGGTGCTCACACAGTAACGTTCAAAACTACTTCAGGATCTGGAGTAACTTGGGCAGCAGCTGACAAAGGCACTAAGATGGTTTATTCAGATGGAACAAATGTTGTTGATACAGCATTCACAGATTTATCATCTGACTTTTCACCACAACTTTCAGCAGACCTAGACGCAAATGGTAAAAACATTACTATTGATACTGCTACAGGTATCATTGACGAAAACGGTAATGAACAACTTAAATTTGTAACTACTGGATCTGCGGTCAACGAATTTCAGCTTACAAACGCAGCAACTGGTAATGCCCCTGCACTTGCAGTAACAGGTGGTGACACTAATATTGATTTAAACCTTACTCCAAAAGGAGTCGGTAGAGCGACTTTTAATGGTCAGGGTAAAATTCAAAGTATTGCGGAAAAAGTTACAACAGCAGCCGTTGCAGCTACAGGGACAATCAACTACGATGTTCTTACTCAGGCAGTGTTAAACTACACTTCTGATGCAGCAGCTAACTGGACATTAAATATTAGAGGTGATGGATCAAACTCTTTAAATTCAATCATGGACACAGGTGAATCAATCACTATAGCTCATATTGTAAAAAATGGTAGTACACCTTATTACAATAACGCAGTTACTATTGATGGTTCTTCTATTACACCAGAATATCAAGGTGGAGCAGCACCGTCAGCGGGTAATGCAAGTTCATTAGATGTTTATTCATACACTATTATAAAAACTGGTTCAGCTACGTTTACAGCGTTAGCTTCACAATCACAGTTTGCGTAATAAAATAGGAGGAGAAAGATTATGCCAATAATTAGTTCATTTGGAGCAGGGTCAGCTAGAGGTTACGGTTTAACCGCCGGAGGCTTTAAAGGTATGTGTGCTACCGGTGGTACTATAAGTAATGATGGTGTTTACAGAATCCACACTTTCAATGGAGCAGGGACATTTACAGTAAGTGCACTTTCTCCAGACTCAGATTTTAATAAAGTAGATTATGCTGTGGTTGCTGGTGGCGGTGGAGGAATTCATGGCGGAGGCGGAGCCGGAGGTTTTAGACAATCTTCTGGTGTGCTTACAGGAGGCTATGCAGTAAGTCCATTAGGAGCATGTGTTGCTTCTTTACCTGTTTCAGCAACTGGTTATCCAATCGCAGTAGGTGCCGGCGGATCTAATAATGCAGGGACTCTTGGATGTGCGGGATCTCCCTCATCCTTTCAAAGTATTTCTGCTTCCGGAGGCGGAGGCGGTGGTGGTCGAAACCAAAACGGCGGACCTGGAGGATCAGGTGGCGGTGGCGGAGACTATGGCCCACAAAGTGGCGGATCTGGTTCTGCGGGACAAGGTAATCCTGGAGGTGATGGTGGTCCACATGAAGCCGGAGGTTCTGGTGGTGGAGCAACAGCTGTAGGTGGAAATTTTAGTCCAGCAACTGGCGGAGGTGCCGGTGCAACTACTTCTATTAGTGGATCTTCAGTAATATATTCTTTCGGAGGAAACGGAGACTGTGGAGCTGCGCCTCCTGCAGGGCATGACACTCCAAATCCAGGCTCGGGTTTTGGAGGACAAGATCAAAGAACTGCAGATGGTGGTTCAGTAATAATAAGGTATAGATTTAAATAATATGGCACATTTTGCAAAAATATCAGAAGAAAATATAGTTCTTAGTGTAATGATGGTAGATGATAAAGATACTTTAAATGCTGATGGCGTTGAAGATGAATCTGTTGGGCAACAATATTTAGAAACACATTGTAATTGGCCTGCACATTTATGGATTAAAACTTCTTGGAGTACTTTTGAAAATACACACACAAATGGAGGAACTCCATTTAGAGGAAATTTCGCAGGTGTTGGAAATACTTGGGATTCTGCTAATCAAATATTTTGGAAAGCTAAACCCTATCCATCTTGGGTACAAGATACTACAACTGCATCTTGGAAATCACCAATAGGTGATGCTCCTGAATTAACTGCAGAAGAAGTAGCGGCGCAAAAACATTATGCGTGGAATGAAGCTAATCAATCTTGGGATTTGACAAATATTAATAGCTAGTATACAGATACTAACATAAAGTTAGTATGTTAAAGAAAGTATTATCAGAACAATTTATAATTTATGGTGATGTTTCGATGCCAAAAGGCTTTGAAATTAATTCATTAGAATTAATTAAATCTATATTTGACTCTTTATATAATAAAAAAGATAACTCTTTTTGTAAAGATTGGAGTAAATTAGATTCGTATGCAAGAGAGTTTAGTAAAATTAAATATGATCTTTGTTTAGAGACTGTAAATACATGGGGAAGTATTTATATACCTAACGAAAAAACAGAATCATTAATTAATGTTGATCCTATGAATTTAAAAAATTCACCTGATTTTACATTATTATATGGAATAAATACTAAAGATTGTTTTGTTAAAATACATTATGATAACAACAGATGTACAGAGCAAAGTTTTGATATAGAATTAAAAGATAATATGCTTATTATTTTTCCATCAACAAATATGTATTCTATCAATAATAGCCAAAAAGATTCTTTAAATTTTATTCAAACTATAACATATGAACTTAAATAATAATTATTGGTATTTTGAATCTGCACTTACTCCTAAGTTTTGTGATGAGATAATAGCTTATGCAAATTCACAAAAAGAAGTAATGGCAAGAACTGGTGGTTATGGTAACAAAAAATTAAATAAACAAGAAGTCAAGAATCTACAAAAGAAAAGAAAATCAGATTTAGTATGGCTTAATGATACCTGGATATATAAGGAACTACACCCATATGTTCACGAAGCAAATAGAGCTGCTGGTTGGAATTTTGATTGGGACAGATCTGAGTCTTGTCAATTTACAAAATATAAATTAAATCAATATTACGATTGGCATTGTGATAGTTGGGATAAACCCTATGATAAACCAGATACACCTGAACATGGTAAAATTAGAAAACTATCTATGACCTGTCAACTAACTGATGGTTCAGAATATGAAGGTGGTGAGTTAGAATTTGATTTTAGAAACTATGATCCGCATATGAGAGAAGAGGCTAAACATTTGAAACAAGCAAAAGAAATACTTTCTAAAGGTTCTATTATTGTATTTCCTTCATTTCTATGGCATAGAGTTAAACCAGTAACGAAAGGAACGAGATATTCATTGGTTGTGTGGAACCTTGGATATCCATTTAAATAAAATGGAAATAATAGAATATTTTAAAACACCAATATGGGTAGAGGACAAAATAGATTTTGTTAAATCTTTAAACAAGTCATCAGATAAATATATTAAAAAGGCAAGAGAAAAAAATAAAGATTATATAAAAGAATACGGTGATTTTGGAATTAGTCATCACTCAACTCCTCTAACATTTGATACCAATTTTATGGACTTTAGAAATTACGTTGGTCAAAAATCTTGGGAGTTTTTAGATTGGCAAGGTTTTGACATGTCACAGTACACTACAATGTTTAGTGAAATGTGGGTACAAGAGTTTGCTAAAAAAGGTGGAGGACATCATTCGGCTCACATTCATTGGAACCAACATGTATCAGGTTTTTATTTTTTAAAATGCTCTAGTAAAACATCTATGCCCATTTTTCATGAACCAAGAACAGGAGCAAGAGCTACAAAATTAAAATTAAAAGAACCAGATAAAATTGTTCCTGGAACTGAACTTGTTCATTTTAAACCTCAACCTGGTTCACTTATTATATTCCCTGGATATCTAGAACATGAATTTTCTGTTGATCATGGCGTTGAACCTTTTAGGTTTATACATTGGAATATACAAGCTGTACCAAAAGAAATAGCGAAAGATGTTTAAAGTTATAGATAATTTTTTAGACGATAAAACTTTTAAAGAAATACAATCAGGTATTTTAACTAATGAATACTTTCCTTGGTATTTTTCTCCTGATTTAGATTTTAAAGATGAGAAGGATTTTGATAAGACTCAATTTGCTCATGTGTTTTATAATCACGATAGACCTAACTCTGAACATCTTAGATTATTAACTCCGATTATACAAAAATTAAAATGTATTTCTTTGATAAAAATAAAAGTAAACAATACTTATCATACCAATGAAATTATAGAAGGATCATACCATGTTGATTTTACACATAAAAGAACAACAACTGCTGTATATTATTTAAATACAAATAATGGTTATACAAAGTTTAAAAAAACTAAAAAGAAAATATATTCTGTTGAAAATAGAATGGTTATTTTTGATGCAGATACAGAACATTTAGGAACTACCACTACAAACGAAAAAAGAAGAGTGGTTTTAAATTTTAATTATTTTTAATATGAATTTTAAAAAAAACAAATATACAGTAATTCGTCAAGCTATATCAAAAGACTTAGCTTTATTTATTTACAACTATTTTTTAATACAAAAACAAGTTTATGATACTTGTAATAAAGTTAGGTTTATTTCTCCTTTTGAAACTTTATTAGGAAGATACGAAGATGTTAATGCACAAGTACCTAACACCTATAGTCAATATTCTAATATAGCTATGGAAACTTTACTGTTAAAATGTCAACCAGAAATGGAAAAGGTAACAGGTCTTAAACTATATCCAGCTTACACTTATGCAAGAATTTATAAAAAAGGAGACATCTTGAAAAGACACAAAGATAGATTTAGTTGTGAAATATCAACTACTATGAATTTAGGTGGAGATGATTGGTCAATATATGTAGAGCCCTCTGGAGCAGTAGGTAAGAAAGGTGTTAAGGTAGATTTGAAACCAGGAGATATGTTAGTTTATTCTGGCTGTGAACTAGAGCATTGGCGAAATAAATTCAAAGGCAACGAATGCGTACAAGTTTTTTTACATTATAATAATCGTAAAACACCTGGCTCTAAAGATAATATGTTTGATAGAAGACCTCATTTAGGACTTCCTGCTTGGTTTAAAAAACCGGAAACCAAATGAAAGAATATAAAATAGATAAAAAACATTTTATGTCTGGTTGGTTTATAGACAAAAACGTTTGCGATGAAATAAGAGAATCTTATCTTAAGATGCCTAATATGTTTAAAACTGCTGGAAGTTTTAATTTTGGTCAAATTGATTCTAAAATAAAACAGTCTTTAGATTTTTTTATCTCACCTAATCATTTAACTTCTCCTTTATATGAATATAGAAAAGAATTACAAAAATGTTTAAACCTATATACCAAAAGATATCCTGAAACTATTTCTCTTTCTAAATTTAATATTACAGGTAATTATAATTTACAACACTATCCAGTTAATGGAGGTTTTAAAGAATGGCATTATGAAAGAACTGGTTTAAATAATTCTACTAGAGTATTAGTTTTTATGACATATTTAAATGATGTAAAAGATGGAGGTACGTTTTTTAAATATCAAAATTTAAAAATACCTGCTAAAAAAGGACTTACTTTAATTTGGCCTAGTGAGTGGACACATACTCATAAAGGAGAAGTTAGTTCTACAAAAGAAAAAATAATAATTACAGGTTGGTATAATTTTATAGAATAATGGAAAAAATGGAACTACATCAAATTTTTCCGGTTATAATAGGTGTAACCGAAAATAAAAACCATAAATTAATTGAAAAGAAATTAATTGAAGAATGTAAATTTATTAAAAAGAATTTTAAAAAAGGTGGAGAGAATTGGAGTGTGTCAACTTTTAATACATGTGGAAGTTATAATTTAACAACAAATAAAAAATTTGACGATTTACATACATGGATTTTTAAAGAAGTAGATAAATATAAAAATCAAATGAGTCATAAGAATAGCAAAATAAAATGCATAGATTCATGGTTTAATATTTATAATAAATATGATTATCAAGAAAGACACGAACATTATCCTAATGATATTTCAGCAGTGTATTATTTAAAAACCCCTGAAAATTCAGGAAGTATAAAGTTTTATACTCATGAACCTTATGGAGGTAATTTTGGTTACATAGAAAACAATCCTCTGACTTGGAAAACATATTGGTTAAATCCAAGACCAGGTACGCTTTTAATTTTTAAATCAAATTTAATGCATGAAGTAAAACAAAATAAATCTAATCAACAGAAAATATCTATAGCACTTAATTTTAAAATACTTTAAATGAAAGAGTTTTATAGTAAAATTAAACATAAAAAATTAGCTAATCAAAATCAGAAGCAAAAAGAACTTTGGGATGTAGAAGGAATTTTACATAATCAATGTTTTAAATTTGATCTTAGGCCTATTAAAAATAATCTTAAAATAGGATCGTTTAAAACCAAGGCGGATAAAATGGTTTTTGATATTAAAGATCAATACATTATTGTGGATATAGAAGAATTACATCAATATTTAAAAACAAATAAACTAAAAGATGTGAATTTACAGGATTTGATATCCAAGCTAGATTGGAATATAATACTACCAAAAAATTAAAAACCCTATATAATATAAGGTCTATGTTACAGAAACTCAATTTTAAACCGGGATTTAATAAACAAGCAACAGACTCAGGAGCAGAAGGTCAATGGGTAGATGGTGATTTTGTTAGATTCAGATATGGGCTACCAGAAAAGATAGGGGGCTGGGAACAGCTTACAGTGGCTCGAGAAACACTACCTGGAGCAGCTAGAGCTCAGCATGCTTTTGCAAGTTTTAAAGGTGAAAAATACGTAGCTATCGGAACATCTCAAGGGTTATTTTTATATTACGAAGAAGCTTTCTATGATATTACGCCATTAGCTGCACAGATATCCGGTTCAGCTACTTTTAATACAGTTCAAGGATCTGCTGATTGTACGGTTAATTTAACTTCTCACGGCTTAGAAGCAGGGCGATATATTACTTTTAATACTATGTCAGCTACTCCAAATGGATTTACTTCTTCAGATACATTTACAGAGGGAGCTTTTGAAATAAGAGATGTAACTAGTAATACTTTTAAAATTACAGCTCCTACAGTTGCAGTAAACCCTGGAGGAAGTGCAACAGGATCAGCAACTATTAAACCTTACGAAATCGTTGGTCCTACATTTCAAACCAAAGGTTATGGTTGGGGTACATATCAATGGAATACAGGGACATGGGGAACAGCTAGATCAGTAAGTAATGTTATTCTAGAGCCAGGCATCTGGAGCCTTGATAACTTTGGAGAAGTATTAGTTGCAACTATATTTGATGGTAAAACTTTTACTTGGGATGCTGGAGCAACTAACCCTAGAACACTTAGAGCTTCTACCACTACGACAAGTTTTAATACGACAAACAATCCTACAGCTAGCAGATTAACTCTTGTGTCGGATAGAGATAGACACTTATTTCATTTTGGAACTGAAACAATTATTGGAGACTCGACTACACAAGATCCAATGTTTGTAAGATTTTCTAATCAAGAAGATTTAAATACATATCTTCCATCCTCTACCAACACTGCCGGTACATTTAGACTAGATACAGGAAACAAGATTGTAGCTGCTATACAAGGTAAAGACTATGTGTTTGTATTAACAGATCAAGCCGCTTATGTAATTCAATTTGTAGGTCCACCTTTTATTTTCTCTGTAAGACAGGTTGGTACAAACTGTGGATGCATAGGACCTAAAGCTTTGTCTTATGCAAATGGAGCTGTATATTGGATGTCAGCTGAAGGTGGATTTTTTGTATTTGATGGTACAGTTAAATCTTTGCCATGTTTAGTTGAAGACTTTGTATTTAGCACGGACGGAGACAATTTAGGTATAAACTATGGAGCTTCTGATATTGTTTATTCATCACCTAACGCATTATACACAGAAATAAATTGGTTCTATCCTAAATCCGGATCAGAACAAATTGATAGATGTGTAACTTATAATTACTCCGAAGGTGTGTTTACTACATCATCCCTAGATAGATCTAGTTATCAAGATCAGGGTGTATATCCTGAACCATATGCTACAGACTATAGCGCTACAGAGACTCCTGTTTTTGCTGCTATTAGCGGCTTAACTAATAAATATGGTACATCTGTTTACTATTGTCATGAAAAAGGTGATGATCAAATCAACAGTTCTGGTACTACATCAATTAATGCATTTATAAGATCAGGAGATTGGGACATTACATCTAGACGAAGTGCCTTAGGTCAACAAACTGGAGTTACAGATTACAGAGGAGACGGAGAGTTCTTTATGTCCGTAAAAAGATTTATACCTGATTTTAAATTTTTACGTGGTAATTCTACAGTTACATTATTTTTAAATGATTACCCTGATAATACTCCTATAGGCTCACCCTTAGGACCCTTTACAATAACTAAAACCACTGATAAAATAGATACAAGAGCTAGAGGAAGATTAGTAGCTATTCAAATAGCTAATACATCTACAGGTGAATCTTGGCGATACGGAACCTTTAGACTTGATGCACAACCGGATGGAAGAAGATAATGAGTGTAGATAAAAAAATATCATATGAAAAAGATAAACCTGCGGTACAGGGTGGTGTAGAAAATTATTTGGGTAGACAACCAGAAGTTCAAGCTCCAAGAAAATGGAAATCAGCTCCTGACAAACCAGAAACAGAATTAGCTTATATTACCAAAGCAGAAAAAGATTTAATATTAAAAGCAAATATACACGGTGGATTAGAAAAAGGACCTAACATGGGCCCATCAGGAATTATGTCACTAGATAGTTTTGGTGACATTGGTGGAGCTGGTGCGTCTGGTGGAGATACAGCAGCTAGCGGTGGAGCTAACCCAGGTGCAGGTTTTTCGGGTAAAGGACCAAATGAATCTAGACAAGATTTTGCAAATAGAAAAGATGCACAAAGAGCTAACTTACAAAGAGCTGAAAGA